CAGTTCCAGGTCGGTCGCCTTTACCTACAGTTCCTCCTAAAGAGAATCCAGAAGATTTCTCTATAGAACATGCCGTACATTTTTTCTTAGGTGGTTCTTTGATTGTTCCACCTTCTGCTTTTGTTGTAGCAGCACCAAGACCAATACCAAAAGATCCAGCACTACCAATCCCAAGTAAAGGAGCAAGTACTGATAATGCTGGTGCTGTCGCTGGAGTTGCAGCACCTCCAGTAGCGCCAGTTGCAACTACCAATCCAAGTGCAGCCAAACCAGCAGCTAGACTAACCCATCCAGCAGCTTGTTGTTTTGGAGTTAAATTGAGTGGATTTAAAGGATTTTTTTGAGTTGGTAGATTGCCAACAGGAGGTCTAGTAGGAGCACCAGGAGTAACTGGCGGAACACCAGGAATACCAATCGGAGGTAAAACAGTTCCTCCAGCAATACCTTTAATTGTGTTATAAATTCTAGGTTGAGAAGATAAGAAACCAGCAAAAGAAGTTACAACTGCAGGATTTCCAAAACAATTTAAAAATTGATTACAAATATTTCCTGGTCCTCCACCAGGTCCACCCCCAGGAGGTTTATTTTTTCTAAAAAGATCTATTAACTTCTTAAGAGATCTTGCTGCACCTACTACCTTAAGTATAACACCAAGAAGTTTAGCAGTTCCTAAAATAATTAATATTTCTTTCCAGTGATCTGCTAAGAAGTGGAAAAACTTCTTTAACTTTTCTCTATTTTCAGGTTTAGATAACCATATAAATGCATTATTAAGTATTAATCCAGTTAATATAATTTTAAAAAATTCAATTATTTTTTGAAAAATACTTTTAATTGGAGAAGTAACTTTATCAAAAGTTTTAGTAATTCCTTCACCTAATTTACCAGCACCTTCAAGAAATTTTTCTTTTCCTTCTGCTCTTGATCTGGATAATCTTTTTTTACGTTTTTCTAATTCTTTTTTTCTTTCATCAAGTCTAGAATTATAATCTAGTGCTAATTGCTTCTGTATTTCTAAAAGTATTTTATTAGTTTCAAATAAAGACTTATCTAATTCACTTTCACCTTTACCTAGATTTTCAGAGTCTTTACCACGAGGTAATAATCGTATAAACTTTTGTTGTATGCCTTCTTTAAAAACCTTTACAAAGTTTTCTTTTACAATTCTAATAATATTATTTTTTACTTCTGTCCTAATTAACTTCTCAATAACAGTTTCTTTTATGTTATTGAAAATCTCACTTCTTTCTGAAAATAAAGAAGTTAAAAATTCAGGTTTTGGTAAGTTAAGAACTGGTTTAATAAAACTGAAAGAAGTTTTTTTCAGTTCTATTTGAGGTCTAATCGCACTAGAAAAAACAGAAGACTTGATGTTTCTTCTGTTTATTTTTATTTTTTTGGGTATAGATGGTGCGCTATAACTTTGATTAATTTCCACTTTGCTGCTTTGCGTTTTCTTCTTCAATATACTGTTGAAGTAGTGTCACATATATGTCCCTTTCCCAAGGTTGCATATTTTCAATATCCCATAATGAATATTTATGATGCTGCATCAAAGCAAAATTTACTTTAAAATATGACTCAAGATTTGTATGAGCCATCATCAAGTGAAAAAACTTGCTAATCCCTCCAAAACAATTTCATTCTTAACACCAGTTTTTGGATTCTTGACCACGACAGTGTGAGAAAGTTTTGGCATTGTTGTAAAGAATTTCTCAATTTCTTTAAACTGCTTAGTATTCATTTGCTCAACAAATTCTTTAAGTTCTTCTTTTGAACAATCTGAAGCAGACCAACATTCTTCATTATTGTATACCATATCCACACAAGAAATAATCATAGAAAGAGATTTGTCAACATCAGTTTCATCTTCATTAAACTCAAAATTATTTTCTACAAATTGATCTAGAGATGGATATTTCATTTTCATAGATAAATTGTCATCAAGTTTAACAATATTTGTGTGCTCAGGATCTCTTTGTACTTTAATTAAATCAATATCAATAGATTCGTTAACTTGAGTTACACCATCATCTGGGCATGTTATCGTTACATCTACTGCTTCACCAATAGATTTTGCTCTAACATTTAAGAAAATATACTCAATATCAAAGGTTGAAAGATTTGATATTTTAATTCCTTTAGTTTGAATACATTCTTCTAAAATTTGAACAATGGCATTAGAAATCTGTTTCATGTCCTCAGATTCCAATGCCATTATAAGAATTTTCTCTTCTCTAACTAAAAATGGACGATATTTAATTTTTTTTCCTGTAGATGGTATTTCCAAATCATAAGTTGGAACAGAAATCTTTGGTAAAGGCATAATTTTTTAAAAAATTCAGTTGTGATTATTTATTAGTTGGGGGCACCGAATTTTTGTTTGGGTGCATAATCTCTATTATAGGTTGCAGAATCAACTGTAATTTGTGTATATTTTCCACCTATAATAAGATCTAAAGTATAAGTTCCATCAGAATTTGCATAAACTCCTTGAACAGTTTGTCCAACAGCTCTTTCCCTTCTCATAATATATCTGTCATAATTCATAGTAACTGTAACTTTCATTAAATCACCTTCTCCATAAGAAACTGGAATTGATGCCATAGATTTTGGGAAGGCATTAATAAGTTGATATGAAATATTTGCGGCTCCTGCAGACATCCAATTTTTTTCAAATTTTTTAATAAAAACTCCAGAATTTTTATAATAATCTGGATAATTAAATCTCCTGTAATAATTTCCAGACTGAATTATATTTTCATCATCTAATGGCAATTCACTACCTCCAGAGATGTAATCCATCCAGGCCTCGAAAAAACCTAGAACTTTATATTCTCTATCAATATAAAATGTAAAATCAACATCAGTATTAATTCTGGTATGTGCAAATTCTTGGCTTACTCCTATAAAATTATCTTTAACTTCTGAAGTTGCATATGTAGATGCTGGCAAAGACGCTTCAGAGCATAATAATCCCAACTCATTCTGAAAATCATTACTAAATCCAACTAAACCATACTTTTCATATCCGTATTTTGATATGTGATCCAAAAACGGAGATGTAAAATTTTTACCTGTATTATCACTTACCGTTCCCCAGCCAGGGGTTATAAACACTTGATATAAATTTGTTCTTGCCAAGTTTAAAAAACTTGGCAAAGTATTCATATGAACTTGACCAATATCTGGTACTTGTGCCATTTCTAAATATTTACAGCAATTCTATGTTATGAAATATTTAGATGTCATATAAAGGAAAATATAAACCATCATATCCACAAAAATACAAAGGAGATCCTACAAACATTATATACCGATCTCTTTGGGAAAGAAAGTTTATGGTCTATTGTGATAATAACAATAGAATTTTAGAATGGGGTTCTGAAGAAATTGCATTACCTTATCGGTCTCCTGTAGATAATAGAATTCATAGATATTTTCCAGATTTTTATATTAAGGTAAAAGAATCAAACGGAGAAATTAAAAAGTATCTAATTGAAATCAAACCACTAAAACAACTATCACCTCCACAAAAACCAAAACGTCAAACCAAGCAATATCTTTATGAAGCATACGAGTATGCAAAAAATCAAGCAAAATGGAAAGCTGCCAGAGAGTTTTGCGAAGATCGTCAGTGGCAGTTTAAAGTTATTACCGAAAAGGAATTAGATATCTAAAATGCCAAGAAAATCTATAAAGCAAAGGAAAAAAACAAATACAGATACTGATGATAAAGTTAATCGTCTTCGTGACATAACTAATAATTTAATTGGAACCGAAGATCCAGATGATTTGATGCTGGAAATTATAACTGCACTAACAGAAAGTGAAAAAGTTCCAAAAACTGGAAAATATTATGTTTTTGTATACAATCCAAAAACACCAAACATTCAATATGACCAAAATCCTTTAGTGGCAGTTACTGATGTTTTTCCTTGGGGATTTAGAGGGATCAATTTTCACTGGGGAGAAGTTAGACAGTATACCTGGGATGAAATTCCTGGTGGAATTTATGAAGTGTATCCATCAGAACTAAAAGATTTACAAACCATTCCATTTGGAAAATTTCGTCTAAATAATTAGAAAACGATAATGGCAGAAGTTTTACGTTACCCATACGAAGCCATAACAAAATCTACAGATTATCTTCAGATAACTATAAAAAATTACGAAGCGGGAGATATGCTGACCACACCATCAGCAGTGCCAACTAATGCTGCTGATGTGAGCACTACATCTTCGGCAAATTTATACAAACAAACTTTAGTAAATGATGGGGGAATAATTTTACTTCCCATGCCGTCAAATATTCAAGATAGTAATTCTGTATCATATGAAGAGGGTAGTTTAGATGCTTTTAGTGCCATTGGAGTAGAAAGTGCCCAAAAGATGATGATGCAGGATTTTAGTAAACCGGGAGGAGTTGCTAAAGTATTAGGAAATATTGCGGATACAAGCGTAGATGCAATAAAAAATTTACAAGATGCTGGAATCAAAGAAATAATGCTCAAAGCGTTAGCATCACAAGCAGTTTCTGTTTTTGGTGGAAATGTCACAGTAAATCAAATATTAGCACGTTCTGAAGGTAAAAGTTTAAACCCAAATATGGAACTCCTTTTTAATGGAGTTACTTTAAGAAGCTTTAGATTTTCTTTTAAAATGACTCCGAGAAATCAGAACGAATCAACACAAGTTAAAAAAATTATTCGTTCATTTAAAAGAAACATGGCCCCAAAAAGTGATGGCGCATTTCTTATAGCACCTCACGTATTTCAATTAGAATATAGGAGAGGTGGCGGATCTCATCCTTTTTTACATAGATTCAAACCATGTGCATTATCCGATATGTCAGTAAACTATACTGGAGATAATGTTTATGCAGTTTATAGTGATAGTACTCCAGTTTCTATAATTATGGATTTAACATTCAAAGAACTTGTTCCAGTATATGAAGAAGACTACAATGTAGAACAAGGCGGTCAAATTTTAGAAACAGATGGATCAGTAGGTTACTAAAATGGGTTATTTCAGAGAACTTCCAAACTTAAAATATATTTCTCCTCTTCCAGATAGAGGTTCTTCTTTAGATTATGTCGAAGCCAAAAATCTTTTCAAAAGAATTAGAGTAAGGCAAGATTTTGAAAGCGTATTTACTGCATTTAACAAATATACCATACAAGAAAATATTCGTCCAGATCAAGTTGCTCAAGAACTTTATGGTTCTCCAGAATTAGATTGGGTTGTATTAATATCTGCAGGAATAGTTAATGTAAGAGATCAATGGCCTTTATCAAATAAAGATCTTGTAAATTACGTGGAAAGACTTTATGGAACGGAAATAGACTCGCCAAGATATTATGTAACTAAAGAAGTAAAAGATTCTAAAGGAAGAATAATTATTCCAGAAGGAAAAATAGTAGAAAAAAATTATAAACTACCTAAACCAACTACAGATAATCAACCATTACAGTCTTATGTAAGATATTATGACAGCCAAAGTCAAACATATGTAACCGTATTTAATATAACAAAACCAGTTACAAATTATGAATATGAAATTGAAAAAAATGATGCTAAAAGACAAATTTATGTTCTTAAAAGAGGATATCTCCAAGAATTCCTAAACGATACTAGAACGATTATGAAATATAAAAAATCTTCACAATACGTCAATGATTACTTGATACAAGGGGAAAACTTAAGAATTACCTCTCCATAAAAAAAGGGAAGGTTTAAAACCTTCCCCAGATGCTAATCAGTCTTCTGCCAAACGAGCAAAGTAAGAAAGAGCATCGTCATCATCATCTTCCACAGGTGCCACAGCACGGCGGGTAGGTTGAAGATTGTTCAGTTCAGAACGAAGATCGTCATCAAGTTCTTTTGTAGAACCACGCGAGTTGTCTTCTTCATCAAACTCTTCAGGATCTTGATAACGAGGAGTGCCTTTAGTTCCGATAACGTAGTCAAGGCGCTTTTTCAGATCATCATAAGATTTGAATTGATCTGCTGCAACAAGTTCTGCAAGAGAATATTGCTTTTTCCAGATTCCTTCCAGAGCATCATCATCGTCCAGTAGAGGAGAAGGGTTGGCAAACTCGCTAGAGTCATAGTTACGATAACCAGCAACGTTCTTTGCCTTCAGTTTAAAGTTTGCACCCTGCCAGAAGTCAAACGGATCAATTGCTTCCTCATCTTCAAATTCGGGTTGCATCGCTTCGGTAAGTTTGTCGAAGATTTTCTTACCGTATTTGAAGAGGAAAACTTTACCTTCGTTTTCGGGATTTGCAGGATCCTTCACCACGTAAATGTTGCTGATGTAAGTCAGTTTACGCTTCTGCTTACGGGCGAGTTCTTTGCCAGCATCAGTACCGTTGTTCCAAAGAGTGGAATTGAGTTCGGATACAGGATCTTTTTGTCCCAGAGTGGTGAGAGAGTTTTCGATATACCAACCACCAGGACCTTGGAATGCGTGACTGTAGAGTTTCACAAACGGAAGGTCTTCGCCGTTGGGGGCAGGAAGGAAACGGATTACGGCATAACCGTTGCCGCTTTTGTCTACATCCAGTTTCCAGACGCGGTCATCACTAGAACCGCTACTAGTATTCATTTTTTCAACTTCTTTGACCAGTTTGGCGGTCAGAGAACCAAGTTTAGATTGCTTTTTAAGATCAGCAAAAGACATTAGGATTACCTCGGATAGTTTGGATTTGGAGGATTACTTGGATAGTATAGCAAGGAAGAGCAGGGAAGTCAAGGGGTAGGATTGATAAACTTTTTAAGAGACTCAATCGTTTTTGTCATACTAGTAAATAACACCTGCATATCTGTGTCTGGTGGGAATCCCATCAAAGACACAGATTTGCGCAAATTCTCTTTCATTTCAACTGCCGCTGGATCATCAGACAGAGATAAACGTGTATACATGATACGTTGTTTATCTAATAAGTTGCTCAACTTTTCAATATGTTCCAACTTATCTTCATTTGACATCATACCGAAAGTAAGAATACTTCCGTAAATGTCTTCTTGTAGTTTATTAATTTCTCTCAATTCTTCCTGAATAATTTCAGAATCAAAAAAGTCACTCATTTAAGATTTCCCTTAATTTCTTTTTATATTGGAACACATCAATATTTAGGAATGGACTATACTTTTTAAGTTTTAAACTTACGGTTTCCCACACTGGATCGAGCAATTTCTTATCAAAATCGGTTGAGAAACGGAATATTTTGTCGTAAATTACGAATGTTTCTAGCGATAATTTCCCGCTTAAGAACCTTTTGAGGACTGGTGGATGCCCCTTGGAACAATTCAGCGCATCGTCTAATTTTATCTCCGAGAACAATTCCTCCGATTGTTCTTTGAACAAGTAAGTTAAACTCTGTTGTCTCCGCATCCAATCTGCGTAGGTCCTTTCTCCAGAATTGATAATTTCTCCAATCCATAAGTTTTGTGGGTTGTCTGCGGATACAAAGTTTGATACAAGAAAATCTACGACTTCTTTATCAGAATACTTACGTGAGGTTTTTTCAAACCAGTACTTATCTTTTCGTTTATTAAAAGAAGTTACACTGGCACGTGATTTACCACCATATCTAAAGAAGTCGTATTTTGGATTTGTGAAATGATTTTTAAGTGACAAATAATGTTGATAAGTTTCAAAGGGGGTCACGATCATAGGGGCAGTTTTGCTCTAGAAGTTTTTTTCATAAAATTGAGACGAGTTGCGTCCCATTTTAATCTTTCTTTTAACGGTTTTGAAACCAGTTTTGATACAGATTCTACATCAATACTATTAACTTCACAATAATGACAAATAGCATCAATGTAGTTCATATTTTCAGATACCACTATCTTTTCGATTTCTAATGAAAATTTAGATGGAGTTAAAAATTTATTTTCTATAGCTTGTTCTAATTCTTTATTGTGTTCCATACAATTCCAGTTTATCTCTAACAAACTCTCTAATGTATTCGGTGAGTAGTTTGATGTACTTTGATTTGTCTCTTTCTTCATAAACGATACATTCTCCATTTTCGCAAGCCATGATAATTACAAGTTTTTTGACGGGAATACCAGTCAGTTCATAGAACATACAGGCATAAGCAGCACACTGAACAAAATAATGCTCAATCCACTCCCGTGGTTTTGGTTTTTTAGATGTTTTAAAGTCGATTATTGCTAATTCGCCATCAAACTCTGCAATACAATCTACGGTCCCTGCTACTCCAAGTACTTTGCTGTATAAGGAACCTTCAAGAGCATAAATATTATTTATACGATTTAAATCTTTCTTTGCAATTTTAAATAAAAACTGAGATAAAGGTTGAACATCTGGAAGATCTTCATTTTTTAAATGATGCTCAACCAAAGTATGCATATCTGTTCCACGACTAGTTGCCTGCCGTGTAATTTTATCTGCTTCTTCTTCTCCAACTTTTTTACGCCAGTTTGCAAAAAACTGGCGATTTTTATGACTAGTAACCGAAGTAATTGAAACTAATTTAAGAAGTTCTTCATCATTAGGAACTTTATAATAACGAACACCATCTATAGTCTCCCTCTCAAGTTGAGGGAGATTCACATCAATATGATTAAACATTAAAAACCAACTTCCATTTTTGCAAGAATGTATTCTTTAACAAGACCAGAACGAACAATATCATCGACTCCAAATTCAATTATATCAAAAGAAGGCATTTTACGCAAGATAGACATAAAGTCTATAATACCATTTCTTTCATTTGTTTTCACAAGATCTGTTTGAGTAGCATCACCACAGAAACAAATTTTTGTATCTTCACCTACACGAGTAATTATACTATCAAGTTCATGAAAATTCAAGTTTTGAAATTCATCGACAATAATAATTGCTCTATCAAGTGTTGTTCCACGGAGAAATGAAGTGCTCCAGAATTTGATTGTTTCTTGTGCTTTAAGATTTCCGTAAAGCATTTCAAACTCGGTATCTGAAGGCATCTGGAACATATACTTCACCATATTCTTATATGGAATCTGGTAGATATCAGACTTATCATCGTGAGTTCCAGGAAGAAATCCAATTTCTCTTGTAGCAACTAAAGATCTGACCAGATAAATTCTTTCATATGGACTTTTTTCATCCAATACATCACAAAGAGCATTATAAAGTGTAATGAAAGTTTTGCCTGTTCCTGCACATCCATAAGCAACTATATGTTTTCCGGATGAATAGGACTCGAATAAATGTTTTTGATTTTCAGTAAGTGGATCAATATCGAGCAAATAATCAACACTTAATGGTTTTCTGCGCTTCATTTGACGGGTTGTCAAACCAACTCCAATTGGTTGGTCATTCGTCCTTCTTTTTCTTGCCATACTAGATCTTCTTAACGTTTGAACCGGGCATTTTGGCGGCACGACCTAATACGTCGTTCCAACCAGGGTTTTTAGAGATTAATTTATTTTGCCAATCTCCTACTTCACCGGGTGAAGCACATCCTTCAGACCAATCTCTCTGCCATTCAGGATTATCTTTATACCATTGTTGAATATCATGAACACTCATTTCAACAACTCTTTTTTCACCAGTTTCCTTGTGAATAATTGGATAAATTGCCATAAAGTTACAATATCAAGATAATTTATTTAGATCCATTCAAGTGCTTCTGAAACCGATGGAAATTGACCTTTAAAAACTTCTTTGCAAGCAAGTGCAATATCCATGTGTTCTTGCTGCGTTCCATTAGCAGAGCGAAGATTAATATAATGGATCCATGACCTGCAAGAACCGGTCATATAGATGCGTGTGGGCGTTGCTAAGGGCAGTACAAACCTTGCACACTCCTTTGCCACCCCGTGAGTAAGAAGTTCCTTGTAGAGGCGCATACCCTCCGCAAAATGCTCTTGAATTTTACTCTGAAGAGACAGTTTTTCATATTCACCAATATCATCAATACTATTCTGACGATTCTTTGTATCCTGACGACGAAGATCTGGAACAGGAATATACTCTCCTAACAAAGAACTATCTGCATACCGTTGTGAAAATTCCTGATATGTAAAACTCCGATGACGGAGAATTTGTGCTGCTATACCACGATTAGTTTCAATCTCAAGAGTCATAAAAGACTGTTCAAAAACAGACCAATGATTATGCTTAATACAATAAGCAAGCAACTTGGCATAGTTTTCGTTGTCTTGATTCGCAGGATTAGAAACTCTAGCAACATATGCCATTGTTTTTTCTGCATCTGGAGTTACGCTAATAAGTTTTACGCTCATTTTTTTCCAAATCCTTTTGATGTTTGTACTTCTATTTCCTCTATTTGTTCTTTTACTAAAGAAAGTTGCTCTTTCATTTCTTTAATTCTTTCTTGAGTATAAAGATAATCCTGCTTGATCAATCGTTCAAGCAACTTTACTAATTCTTTTGCTCTGCTCACTTTTTGTAATTGTTGCCTTCTAATTTCAGAAGTAAGTTGTTTTTCAAAACTTTTCATTTTTAATCTGGGTACCCATCATCGTCTTCAAAAATTTCATCATAATCTAAAATTGGTTTTTTTCCTATTGGTTTCATAGGAGTATAAGCAGAAACATCAGAATAAACTTCTGCTTTTAAAGAATCTACAAGCAATTCTAGATTACGAACAATAAGTTTTAGTTTTTCTCTATCCATACCTTATAGTTCTCTTCGTTCATTGTACATAAAAAAAGGGAGGATGTCAATCCTCCCATCTATCAAGCAACTTGTGGTTGCTTTGCCATATTCAGTTGTGCATCTTTAAGAAGTTTTTCTTTCTTTGCTTTTTTCTTAAGATAACGAACGAAGTAAGTATTCATTTGTTCCCCTCCTTTACAAACTTAACACCACGATAGGTTTCGTTGTATTGTTGAGGTTGTTGCATCATCTGTTGTTGATACTCAAGACGCTTTTGAGTATCATACTCTACGCCTCTGTATACGACTTTAGACATTAGGTTTTCTCCTTAGTTTTTTAAGTTAAAGAGCGTTCCTTCAGTCGGCGTTTG